GCTGTGCGTCCGCGGTCTTCTCTTCTTCGGTAAGGCCACGTTTCTCTTCTACGGCCTTATCGTAGATAGCCTGACGCTTTCCCAACAGCTCGTCATGCTCGCGCATGAGTTGTTTAATGTCCATATTTACTCCTTTAAGTAATATGATTTCTTAATGCGTTCTTGCGCGATTTCGTTACTGGCCTCAACCACTTCTACGGGTGCCGCTGCACCACCTTCGCCAGCCGCTGCCGGTTCCGGCTTGTGTTGAAGCGCCAGTTTTCTAGAACGCGCATCCACGCTAGTTTTCTTGTATGCCGGGTATGATACCGGCGAGTAATCAAATAATCCGGAAAACGCGATAATCTCCCGCGTTAATACCTTTTTGCCCCCAACGGTATCGGTGCGCCATTTCTCGCCTTCCTCATCTACCGTAAAGGCAAAAGACATCTTATCGGTCACCTTGTTTTGTACGGCCTCGTATCCGTCCCGGCCCCACACGGTCTTCGAGACATCGGCCCGGATAGATACCCCGTGATCATCTTCTGTAACTTCCAGGGTTTTGTTTTTGCGCCGGGCCATCGGCTTCGAGGACTCGTGATCCCACAATACGAGCTCGTCGGCCTTTTTGAGCACCTCGGTTGCGGCCCCCGGACGGATAATTTCGCGGAAACCCCAAAGATCAGCATAAACGTTGTAGACAATCGGATAGCCCTCGATGATCATGCTTCCATCTTCTCCGACAGCCCGCATCTCCTGTTCAAAAGGCAAGTATCGACGTTCCGGCCCTGTAATCTTCTTTTTCATATCAACTCCTAACCTGTTGTTATTCCGCAATCACATCCGCCATGATAAGGCGGATGCTTATGATTACTCGTTACCGTCAAGGGTTTCTCCGCCCCCTCGGGCTGAAAATCTCCGGGGGTGAGAAAGTTTTCCTCGATCCCTATCACCCTGCCGTCCAACTCCTGACAATACGGACAGCTTTTCCCGTAAGCCACTGACATAATCTTCGCAATGCCACACGCGGCAAACGCCGACCGCGTAAAGGCGTTTTCCATCTGCACAGTTTCCCGCATCACGATCTTGCCCGGTCTTCGTTCTTCCCACTCATCCAAACGCTGCTCAAGTGCCTCTATCTCGGATATGCCTTCGGCTTCCGCCCCCCGAATCACAGACTGAAGCTGCGCCTTCGAGGATATGGTGTGCCGCCGGGCAAACGTCTCCCCGTATTTCTGCTGGAAATCCGTATACTCCAAATTGATCTCAGCTTCGCTTCCCGCCTCTTCCTGGGCAATCGGCAAAATGGCGGTTGCATAAGAAGAAATCAGGGGGGCCGCCAGCTTGTGAGTTTCCTTCGGGAAATCCTGATAAAAATCATCCAGCCAGAGACTGAAATCCGCCGCCGTATGTTCATCCAGCATTTTCTTAACCGCGGCCCGTACCGCACTGACTTCTTTCTTGACAAGTCGTTTCGCAAACTGCTCGAACTTCGGCTTATAGGCAATCGTCAGCCGACGCCGTAGGGCGGCGCTCCGTTTTTCAACGGCCCGCTTTGCCACGGATTCGCTCTCAATCTTGAGCTGCGGCGGTGAGGTAATCGTTTTCTTATCCACCATGTTCAAGGGTACGAGGAGGATCTTTCCCAGCCCGTCTGGTTGAGGATTCATATCCTCAAGATCCAGCACCTGATCCGCGTCGAAAACACCACGATCCAGCATGGCGGTGTAAAATGCTGTCCGCGCCTGCAGGTCGCCCCGCAAAAGCCCCTTAAGCTCGAACTTGACATAGTATGTTCGCCGTTCCACATCATCGAACAGCGCAATGTTCATGGCCTGTTCGATCTGCGTGGCAAGCGGAAGCAACGAATAGACGACCAGCTCTAGAGACTGCTGTTCAATATTGGAAAACGTTGCTCGTGCCAAGTCCCGCAAAATATGCGGAGGAAGGTTCATCCAGCGGGCAATTTCCACTACCGAAAACTGTCGGGACTCCAGGGCCTGCGCCTTTGAAGCATCAATCTCCGTTTCCTTAACCGTGGCGCCCCCGGTAACAAAAATAAATTTCCAGGCTTTTCCTAAGCCACTATATTTCTCATTAAAGTCTTTCTGAAGACCCTTGCGAGTTTCCTCGTCCGGTGAATGTTCAACCTCAACGAATCCCCCGGGATGGATCCCGCTCCCGAAAAAGGTAGCCGCAAACTCATCCTGCGCTTTGGTAAGCCCCAGGGATTCTCGGGCGTAATGAACTATACCCTTCCCATTAATACCGTCCATGCTGATGTGCGGAATATGCAACATTTTTTCTTTCGGAATATTAATCAGAACACCATTGGGCAACCGATAAATATAAACTCCTGCCCTATCGTCGTACTTCACCATCCGTTCCGGCAGTAACGGAAGGAACTGCTGGTTTTGAAAACTCCTAGAATCAAGATACGTATACCAATTCCCCCATAAATATTTATGAATAATCGATGCATAGATCCACTGCCAGGATGTCAAACCGAAATCGTTGGGTTTATTATGCAACCGGTCATACAGCGGATGATCAAATGCGTGTTCGTTTCCTCCTCCGGGCAATCGGCGCAAAATAACCTTCGGTAACGTCGCCATCGTGCTGGCCAAAAAATTCAAAGCGGCAAAAAGCCCGGAAATCGTAAGCGCCGAGTCTTCGTTGATTCGCGTACCTGCCAGCGTCTTGGCACCGGGCCAGGTCTCATACCATTTATCCGCCCATCCCGCAGCACCCCGAAACGCTCTGAGCGCCGAAGAAATTCTTTTCAGTAAAACTAAACCGCCCATATTTCCACCTTTGCCGGCTCAGGATGAAGCTGCAACCGGTCCAATGCCATGATCGTTGCCACAAGCCCGTCGATCTTCTCTGTAGACTTCTCTTTGTCGGGCTTCACGTTGGCAGCCGCATCAGTCATCACCATCAAGTTGTCCGCGTTCCAGGTCAGTACCGGATTGCTATTGTGTCGAAACGTACCATTTAAAATCTCCCGCAACAGAGCCTTCGTCGGGTTGCTCATGGACTTCCAACCCTGGCCGAATGTCATAATCGTAAATCCCATCATCTCGATGTGTGGGATGATCTGCGCCGAGCCCCAACGGTCATAGGCAATCTCTTGGATCTGGTATATTTTACCAAGCTTCTCAAGTTCGTTTTCAATATAATCGTAATCAATCGTATTCCCGGGCGTGGCCGTGATGTATCCTTGCCGCACCCATGTGTCGTAAGGCACATTGTCCCGCCGGCAACGTTGCTCGATATTCCCTTCCGGTATCCAGAACTTCGGCAGACAATAAGTCAGCCCATCCACTTCAAAAAGCAAAACCAACGCCGCGAGGTCTTGAATCGAGGCCAGGTCCAGGCCGCCATAACAGGGTCGTCCAAGCAACATATCGGAATCAAAGGGCTCCGCGCATTTCCCCCGCCATTTGTTCATCGGAATATAACGCGTCTCCTGCCGTGTCCACTGATTAAGTCGAAACCGCCGGAAATTATTCTCTTCAGTAGGAAGTTCCTGGGCCAGCTTACAATGCGTGCGAAACTCCTCGATATTCAGTATGTATCCCAGCGAGGGGTTGCATTTCTTCCATACCTCCTCATTGGTCCACTCATCATCGTCATCCGCCGCATAAATCACGGGCAGGAACGTCGGATCGTCTGTAATCCCTTCTTTAACCTTCCGGGCCCGCTCGTGAAGCTCCCAGCAGATCGAATTGCGATCCCAACCGGCAGTAGTAATGATAAAAATAATCTGTTGCCTGCGAGCCGCACCGGTGCCCACGGTCAAAACATCAAATAGGTTTCGGTTCGGCTGCGCGTGCAGCTCATCAAATAACACCGCGTGGGGATTGAACCCATGCTTCGCCTTCGTGTCAGAAGACAACACGCGGTAAAAAGATCCCTTACTATTACCGGTATGGATGATCCGCTTCGTGGAATCAAGAACTTTGCAACGACTATCGAGTTTTTTATTGCGCTGCACCATCTCGGCGGCCTGATTGAAAACAATAGACGCCTGCTCTCGATCACAAGCCGCCGAATAAATCTCGGCCCCGGGCTCTCGTTCCGCAAACAGAAGATACAAACCGATACCCGCGGCCAACGGGCTTTTACCGTTTTTTTTCGGCACCTCTACATATACGGTTTTATATTGTCGCGTACCGTCGTCTTTGAGGGTCCCGAACAACGGTTCGATCACATCTTTTTTCTGCCAGGGCAGCAACTCGAACGGCTTACCGTTCCACCTGCCCTTCGTGTGCTGGAGATACTTGGGAAACCAGTCAATTACTTTCTGGGCAAGTTCTTCACCAAGTCCTTTTGTCAAATCAAATCCTCGTCGTCGTCCTCGTCATTCAATAGCACCTGAATGCGAGACCGCGAGGAGGGCGTCATTCCAAACTCCGCCGCTACAGCCCGAACTGTTTTCATCGCTTTCTCGGCAATCAAAACCTCGGGCCGGGTTCTCAGCGCCAAACCATCTACGTACACTATCCCGTGTTCCGCGATTGCCTTTTCCGCCAGCACCAATCTCGAAAAAGCCTGGCAATAAATACCAAGCGCGGCCCCGTCGATCTCGCTCAACAACCCCAGGGGTTCCAGGAGCTTGCACATGCGATTCCATTCACGTCGGGCAACCTTGTCCAGCCAGGCAGGTTTTTTCGGCTTCACCGACTTGGGCTTAGGCTCATCCTCTGGAATGGGGCGGTGTTCGCGGTTGCCTTCAAGGAGCCGCAGGGCTGTTGGTTTTGGTTTCCGCCCTGGTGCGCCCATTCGGTACCCCCCCCCTCTATGATTTTCTAATTAGCGTTTTCCTACAAAACAC